AGACGAAGCAGCGCCAAGTGCGTCTAGCACTAATTGGTCCATACGACGACCGATAGAGTCACCAACAACTTTAACCAATTCGCGGCGCTCGTCGAAGTTGACTTTTGCCTGATGGAAAATGTCGCTGTATTCAGCAGCAATGTAATCTGACATTGAAGCTGTGACTTGTGAATATGTTACGTTCAGAGGTGTTACATCTGTCTGCGGAACACGGACAGTGGCAACGCCTTTGCCGATTTTTGGAAACTTAACTTGATTGCCTTCTACGTTCATCCGTTCGCGGGTCACACCAGCAAGTGCGCGTGCACCTTGATAAGCCTGTTTGACTTCCGCGTCGAACAACTGAACAAAGGCGTTTGAAATGCCAATAGCCATTTCGTATCTCCTTCATAAAAAAAGTTACTACGGGTTAAGCGCCTAACAGGTATCCATATGGGCTGCGGCTTGCACGGTTTTGCGCCTCACGCCAAGGCGGGTCTAATGGGCCGTTGCCGGTTATCCATTGCTGACACTATATTACATAACAGGGAGTGATGTAAAGATGTTACAGTGATTTTTTTGCAACATTTACAAAACAAAAATCCCGGCACTAAGGCCGGGAGTTCTGTATTAAATAGGTGAGTAGTCTTGAGCGCCGTAAACTTGCTCAAACATCTTTTCAACTTTTGCCCTATAAGCTGGGTCTGAAGTGTACTCAGGCTTGCCAACCATAGAGTTTAATTCTTCTTTACTTGGCATCCCTTCTACTGGGCCGATATTAACTGGCACAGACTGGTCGCCATAATATGACCGCACCTTCTGCAATGCACGTATGCCCTGTGCTGTGCCACCCATAATCTTGAACTCGTCAAAATCACTTTCAGCCCAAACACCTTTACGGACAAGACCTTGCGCCCATTCGGTCATAGACTTGATGGTAGCGTCAGCATTTGGCCCTAGCTTGTTATACTCTTCTTGATAAGAAGCCTCAGCCTGTTGCGCCTCATTGCCAGCAAGCTCAATAAATTTGCCAGCCAACTCATTGAACGCGGATTGGCTCACGTTGTTTTCTTTAGCCCAATCCTTATATGTACTGAACAACTCGTCATCTTCAGGGATATTAGCTTCCTCAAAGATTTTTGTGTCGTACTTTTCTGGTGTTTTGTGGTCACCACGAGAAAACTTATTGTGAAGCTCTGTGTACGCTTTTACCAAGTTCTCAAGGTCTGGGCCTTCATCTTCTTTCCAGAACTTTTCTGGATACCACTCAGGCCGTTCAAACTCAGTTTCATCATTGTCTTCTGCAACCGTCAGATCGTCAACTGATCTTGGGTCACCTTCCTCAAGGTGAGAGATAGATTTATCTTCTGGCGCAGTTTCTTCGCTGGCCGTTTCTGCGGAATCTAAAAGACCGCCTTCCTGTTCTTCTTCGCTCATGCCTGTCTCGCTTTCTTAATACGCCGCTCGATCTCGCGGACTAATGAGTTTTGCCCTTCACGAGCAAAGCCATGTGCAGCATCCTCACCAGGATACCACGTTGGCTGCTCAATCGTTAGTGAGCGCAGGTGTTCTAATATCTTTTGCCCATCCTCACTACCGAATACACGCAAGTACAAGAGATCAGTGTCACTTGGTTCCTGCCGTGTTTCTTCAAGAGACTGAGGCATCGCGTGCCGCAGTCCTTCCCATCCTTCTACTTCTGCCACTTAATACCCCTTATGCCATACCCGGTGGAGCCGCACCTTCTTCTGGCTCGGCTTGCTGTTGCTGCATCTGTGCTTGAGCTTGGGCCATCTGCATAGCCTGCTGCATCATTGCCTCTCTCTCTTGAGGATTAGTGCGAAGGCTGGCAGGTACGCCTAGCTTGTCAGCAATGTAATCTGCAATCGCGCCATTCTTAACTGCCATTTGCCCTTCTGGCCCAAGAGCAGAAGCAATCTGCGCCCATTGCGTAACCTTTTCAATATCACCCATGTTCTGCGCTTGTGCGATCGGAGAGACGGGCGTGAGACGAATTTCAAGGCCATTAACCTTTAATGGCAATTCAATCATACCACGCTCATCCATAACACTTAACACACGCGAGATTAATGGGTACATAGTTTCAGTAATTAATCGACCGAATGCAGCACCTAAGTTTTGCGCTAATTCTTTCATACGCTCCGCAACTTCAGTCGCAGAACGTGCACTCATATTGTCAGGCGGCAGTGTGTCGTCCAACATAATCTTCTTAATATTCATTCTTAAATCGTTAATTACGATCTGGCTTACGTTGAAATCTCCAGAACGTGGAAGCTGTCTAAGGCTTTCACCTTGAGGACCGCCGTTTCGTGCCACAGGTATAATAGCGCCCGGCACGATTCGGATTGTTTGAGGGTTTAACACGCCATCGTCTGCGGCAGTATAAACACCAGCGATTGATAGAGATGCGTTTTTAAGGAGCATCTCAAGAGTTTTATTCAACGTCTTAATGTCTGGTATCGCAGTAACCAACGGACCTCGACCATACACTTCACCAGCTACCTTCATGTAACGTGCGACAATCCAAGGGCTAGACTTCATGGTGCGGGTAAGCAGTTGCGACTTGCCTTCAGGCCAGATGACATAGTACTGGAAGTCACCACGCTCTGGGTTAAGCACCGTAGCCTCAATAAGCTCAATCTCTTCTGTAGGCTTTTGTTCAATCATAGTAGCAAGGCGTGTAGGAATTTCAGCTTCTACCCAATGCTGCTTAATTGCCTCACCCTTCATCCGCATCTTTCTGTAAACATTATCAACCTTGCCATGAGCGCCTTCTTCAATAGCTACTAGATACTGAGGCACAGGCGTAAAACGGATAGGTGTGGTATCATCGCCGGGCTGTACAAGCATTACTGCTGTGCCAACCGCAAGGTCTAACAAAAACTCACCCATCGCCAAATCAAAGTTACTTTGGCGCAACACAGCAAACATCTTGTCAGAATACACATCAAGTGCAGCCTGTGCTTCTTGACGCCGCTCCATTGGGATGTCTTCGCCCGGTTCTAGTCGGCAGAAACGCCCGTGAGGAGGGAACAAACCAGATTGGATACGGTTAGCAAAGCGTTGTGTAGAACTGATGGCCGTTGAGTCGAACACACGCATCATCTTGTTTTGACCAGGAGAACCACCGCCCTCATAGTATCCATCGTACAAGTTTCGTTGTGGCAGCGCGAACTCGTAGCAATCCTCATAAATCTGACGCCAGTTATCTTTGCGTCTCTGTGCCAGTTCGTGACGCTTCATAACCTGTTCAACGGTTAACATACCTTAATCCTTTTTATTTCGTGCGCTAATAGCCTTAGCTTTAGACTTGGCACTAGACTTAGAAGAAGCACCCCACGCGCGCAAGGAGAGGAGAAGGCGCGTGGGGCGTCCTTGCTTGTCGCGCTCAGGGCCGGGCATGGAACCCATGCGCGCCAAGAAAGAAGCACGTCTTGGGTTGTCGCCAGACTTCACAGGTGCTTTTAAGTTCATTCCTTCAGCACGCGCAGAGGCTCTACCCTTGGCGTTCAATCCACCTTTGGGGTTCTTGCCTGCCTTGCGTTGCCATGCTGGGGTATCAGCCACGGGCGGCTCTCATATTGTCGATCAAATTTGGGTATGGACGGCCTGCTTTCTTGGCAGCACGCATAGCGGAACGCTTCTTTGAAGAACTCAAAGACTTCGGTTTTCCCAAACCCTTGGGTCGCTTTTTATCCCAAACTTCTTTCTTCATTTCTTTGACCTATTTCTACTCATTGACATTACAATCAGATTGCGATGGGAATTATTCTTAGGGTTCCCATCCCTATGGTCCACGTCCTTGCCATCACCTTTTCTCGCAGAACCGCTTTTTACCATCTTGCGTCGAGCAGCATTTCGCATAGCGCGGTTTTTCTTCTGCTCTGGCTTGCCTTGATAATTATCGTATTCTGAGCGATAGTTTCTGGCCATTATTTCTTTTTCTTCAACATCGTCGTTTTCATATTAACCTCAGAAACACGCCCACCGTACTGCTTGGCATATTCCTTGGCCGCAGACATCCCAGCCTTGCTATAAGCAAAGGTGCGTGTCTTCCCGTCTTTGGTTACTACTTTTGGCATTATCCTACTCCTAAAGTCGTCTGTTCTTCTGCGGCAGTGCCGCGTGTTGCTACATCTCCTAGAAGCCCACGCTGGCGAATACCGCGTGCACGTCGCTGCGCCGCTTCCTTCTTCTGAGCATCAGTTGCTACTGGCGCAGGCGCAGGCGCAGGTGCTGGCGCTGGCGCTGGTGCTTTAGGCGAACTAAACATACCACCCATTATCCGGCTCCTAACTTAGTTTCAATACCCATTTGTGCGTCAGGTCGATCAGAGGAAAGAAGCATTCTCTGTCCACCAATTTGTCGAGCACGCTGACGAGAAGCAATCGCTTCTTTCTTCGAGCGCTCTTCTTCGTTTAACCGTGCTTCCTGTCGAGCCTGTGCGGCTGCAAGTTCAGGATCAGGCGCAGGGGTCTTAGGGGAACTAAACAAACCACCCATTAATAAATCCTCGCATACATAAAATAATCAGAACCAGACGGGCCGTATTTCTCCAGCACGCCTTCCTGCTTGAATTGTAACAAACTTGCCCACTGTACTGCAACCTTATTCCGCGAATCTACAGTGATTTGCAACCGCTTTAATGGCAGATCGGTTGCACACTGGTTAAAAAACCTTATTGCACCCTTTGTAAGCGACATCGGAACGCCATCAACGTGGTGCGAAGTTAGCATCCAAGCCTCTCCGACCTTGGGCCAGAGCAAATTAACGCCGAAACTGCACACCATCTGGCTGTCATGTATTGCGGTGTATGCTGTGCCAGACGCCGCATAGGCTTTTAAATAATCAGTATAGTTTGGGATGTCGGTTAACATAGCTTTATCAAATGGACGTAAATCCATAGCGTATGGATGCCCCCAATGGAATGGCACAAAAATAACTTTTTTATTTGTAGATATTGCTTTTACGTTGCTCATGCTCTATATATTATTCTTGTTACCCATAGTTTTAGACCTCCCTAAACTTAGCCCCGGCATTGCGCCGGGGCTTTTTTATAGTTCAGTCACCATATTCTTCGCGATACCAATAATGCCTTTTTCTTGAAGCTGGGATCGTGCAGAACTTTTAGTACTTG